TCATAAAAGGATTTAACTATTGACTCTCTAAAAAGTAGATCTTCATCACTTAAAGTACTAAGTTCAATATTTGTACTTAAATCAAATGTTTCAGGTCTATCATCAATACCTTCTTCCTTTGAAAAACTTTTCTTTATTCCCATAATTATTTCCTCTTTCTTTTGTTTTAAACCTTTTTCGGTTCTACTGAAATATTCATATATTCCAGAATTTCTTTCATACCCAAACCTTTCATACAATATTTATAAAGTTTTGGGTGTGTTTTATACATAATTTGAAATTTATTTTCAACAGGTGGTTTATCTAAATGTGCTCCAAATGCACAAAATACACAACCAGTTCTACTAAATCCTTTATCGTAAATTTTAGAATACGATAATTTTTCTTGTCTTATGTATTCCCATATATCTTCACCTAACCAAAACATTAAAGGTCTAGACTGTTTACCATTAGGTTTATTACAACCATCTTTTGCATAACTTTGTTGTCTTAAAAGAGATTCTTCTGCCATAACACCAATAAAAGGTAATTTACCATTTTTCTCATAAATCTTAAAAGGTCTTTTTTTCATAACCTCACAACATTTATCAGATATTTTAAATGGGGCATCAATTAAATATTGCCATTTCTTACTAATTACCCCAGACCTATTACCATTTATACCATGTAAACGTCTTTCTATACCATCTTCACAAACACCACGTTGAATTTCACCTATAAATTGAGCCTGTTCTTTAGAAACAACTGGATACCCATATCTTTCTAATACCATCTTAAACTTCATCTTAGGTTTAATCCATTCAATATTAGGAACAGTCTTTACAAACTCTCTTATTTCAGGAAATTCTAATCCTGTATCACAAAATATACCTTGTATATCTGGATATAAAGACCTTACTAAATGTAATAAAACTGTACTATCTTTACCACCAGAAAAAGCTACATAAACTTTACCATGACGTTTCTTATAGTATTCACTTATCCTCACCTTTGACATAGCCACCTTTAAATCAAGAGGATATCTTTGTCTTGTCCTTAATGCATTAACACCATTACTCATGAATTAATTTTTATCCAATCATGTCTATATTGCCATGTTTAAATACATCATTTTGTTCTTTATCATGTTCTTTTTGTCTATCATCCCATGCTTGAAGTATATGTATTATCATATCTATTCTACTATGATTACATGTACCAATTACTTTAGTACACACTGGGCAATATATTTTTTTATACATTAGGTTTCTTTTTAGGTTTCTTTTCTGGTTTCTTTTCTGGTTTTTCAATTTCATTAACATTATCTGTTACATCATCACTACTTTCATCAGATATATTATTATCTTCTAATGCTGTAGGTTCTGTATTAGATATTTCATTATTAGAAATACCAGTAGGAACACCACCATCATCATCTAATACAAGATATTGATTTCCTACCCTTACAGCCAATCTATCACCACCAGGAACTGGATCAAAATTTAATGCTTTTCTTGCTTCATTTTTAGTTATAATACCTGCATCAGACATCTCACGAGCTGTACTTGCATCAACTACAGGTTCTAATACAAAACTTAATTTTGCATTAGGTGATATTTCACTAATTAATTCTTTATTTAATTTATTTGCAATTAAATTAACAAGAGGTCTAAATAATTTAGATCTTCCAGTTTTATATAACCTATCTACTGTGGCACGTGTTAAACCTTGAGCATCACCTAAATCAGCTGAACTAACACCAAAATTCTTATTTACCGTTTGTTCTATTATCAATGTAAGCTCTGCTAATTGCATCTCTCTAAAAGGTCTAGTGAATGATACCCAACCAGCACTCCCAACATTATCTATAACATTAATTCTCTTTTTACCAGACTCACCACGATTAGCCTCAAATTGAGCTTTTGCTCTTTCATAGGCTTTTCTACCTATTGTTTCTAAATGTAAAATACCAGGTGGTATTTCATCATCAACAAAATATTTAGCTATAGATTTAGAAGAGAACATTAATGCTGATACTTCATCTATAATAGTTTCTATTATTGGAGTACCATAACTAGAATAGCTTCTAGGAAACTGTCTAACCCAAATTAAATCATCTACATCATGAGATATAGATGATTTCACTCTACCTGCTCTATCAACTAAATCCTGTTTAAAATAACATATATAAGAACGCGAAGAATCTAGCATAGGTCTAAATTGTGAAGCATCTCTTACATAAATCTCTACTATATCACCATTTATATTTCTTACTTTTTCAATAATAGCTTGATCTAATACTAATAGATCAATAAGAAATGAATGAAATAAAGTTGGCCAAGTTTCTTTTGATATATTAGGTCTATTTATAAAATCTTCTACTCTAGCTTTACCACGACCATCTATTTTTATAGGTAAATGTGCTATTTCTTTAACTATACTATCAATAGCTGGTCTTACATGAGAAGATCTACGATATATTTCTCTTAAAGTATCAAAAGATAACAAAGAATCCCTTTTTATATCACTAGGGGAATATGTCCAAGATTCTGAACTAGTTGAATGATCATCTCTCCATCCACGTTGAACTGCAAACCCATTACCATCTATTAATTTTTCAGATAATCGTATTGTTTTCTCGCCTATTACTTCTGCTGAATAATTTTTTACAGCCTCAAGAGCTTCTCCAAAATCCATTGGAATTTCTTTACCATCATAATCTAAAACATGAAAACCATTATTATTTTCTATTTTCTTTTTTCTTGCCATATATAGTTCCTTTTAACCCATAGACCAACTAGCAAAACCACCTCTACTATTGATACCTTCACTTGAATATTTTTTACTTCCCTGTACTGCCAAATAACATGCTAGAACTGTATCAGAATATGTACCATATGGATATTGTAATAATTCTTCTATCCAAATACAAATAGAACAACCACAACCTTTTTCTAATTCCCAATCAAATTCATCATCTTCCATAGGAACCATCCATCTACCATTCTGAAAGTCCGTAGCCATCGCAGGTACACCAAAATCTAAACTTCTTTTTTGTTGTGCACCTGTTGTAAATGGCTCAATATTCATATCAATACCTTCTAGATCTTCTAACCAGTCTATTATAGCTTGTTGATAAAAATTATTTTCTACAACAGCAGCTATAGGCTGTATATCATTATACATCTCTATTAGTTCTCTTGCTGTATCTGGTGAAGAAAATTTACCCCTCCTTATTTCAACAGGATAGCGTCTTTTCTTTTCTTCATCAAAAGCTAAACAGAATAATACAGTATACTTAGCGCCACTTTTTTGACCTATAGCTAAATCGACACCTATATATTTCTCTTTATCATCATGATAAGGAATCTCATCTCTAGGAAAACAACAAGCACGAATATGTTCTTTATTAAATGTCTTGTCAAATTCAGACATCATCAATCCACGAAATGCAGGATTAAAATACATCTCACCTCTAAACTTAAATTCTTCTATTAAAGCTTCTTTTGGCCATCTTTCAGGCCACACAGGTGTAAATTTTTCATCTATAGCATATCTATATGATTTAACTTTAGGTGTCTTTAATAACTTTGCAGTTAAATCATCTTTATGCCACGGTGTTGCTACATATATAATTCTAGATTCAGGGCCACTACGTATATCCATCCAGTTACCAAAAAATGCATCTATTACTTGTTGCCTCATACTAGGGTTGAGTATAGCATTTTTAAAACTTACAACATCATCAAAGATGACTAAATCAGCTTTACCACCAGTAGCAGATGCTAATACACCACAAGCTTCTACAGATGAATCTTTACGAATTTTAGAACCCGCCAGCCGAATTTTTGATGATGACCATAATAAAGCACCTTCATCTGTTATACCTGGGAATATATCATGGTATTTACCCCCCTCTTTAGATATATGACCTTTAATCTCTGATAATATTTTACATGATAAATCATCAGAATGACTTATAATTTTTATTCTTAAGTCTTTATTATTACCTAATTCCCATAAACATCTTTCTACTGAAATGGAAGTAGTTTTACGGTGGTCTTTAGGCGATGTTATAACAACAAACCTATTTTTTGTTATCTTATCATGCCATTCCTTGTGCATTGTAGATAAAGGAAACTCAAAATCAGTAGACATATACTGAGAAAAAATAAAAGGATCTTTTATAGCAGATTTTTTAATCTTTTCCAGGTTCAATAAGAGCAATTGCTCTTGTTGTTTCCTCAATTCGTTTTGATAATTCGGCATCTTCTAAACCTTGAACTTCTACACTAACAGTTTTTTCAGTTCTTATAGTAGGTTGTCCTAAAAGTAAACGTTTTTGTTCAGTTGTAAATCTTAGAGTACTTATTATTTCATTCCATGTAGTAGGTTCTATTTCACCTGTATATACCTTTTCTACTACTATATTTTCAAGTTCTTTTAACATACCCAAAGTTACTTCATCTTTTTCTACCATAGCTATATTTTCAGAAGTTTCTTTAAGTGTGAGTTTTGTTTTTAATAAATCTTGAAGTTGAAGTAATTTATCATCCCATTCATCTTCTTTCTTCCATAATGTAATTAATGATGGGGATACACCTACTTCTTCTGCAACTTTACTTAAATTACTATGTTGACGGTAAAGTTTAAATGCAAGCTTTCTTTTTTCTATTTGTTTAGGTCTACTCATATTATGCAAAATGTAACATAAATTTATTTATATGTCAACAAGTATTTCCTCACCAAGAACATAAAAAAATCCTACAACACTAAAATAACTAGCGTTGTAGGATCTCGGAGGATACTTAAATAAAATTAATAAAGTATAAAAGTAAAACAAAAATAAAGAAATATAAAACTACTCAGTACCCTCGCTGTAAAAGCTCTCAACTAGAGAGCCATCTTCAATTTGTTTCTTAAATTTTTCACCAAACTTCGTAAGTCTGTACTTTTCACCTTTATATTCATAGAATCCACCCTTATGAAACATAATCTTTTCCAACTTAATACCTAACATTACAGTATCTTTAATATTATCAAATCCTTTAGAATATAAAACATCTACTTCAACAGGACCTCTTGGTTGAGACATTTTATTCTTAATTACAGATAATCTACATTCCATACCTATAGGATCATCTTTTACAACATTTTTAGGATATATAAATCCTTTATTATGTGTCTTAACTCTAACACATGAATAAAACTTAATAGAATTCCCATAAGGAGTTGTTTCTGGATTACCAAACATTACACCAATTTTCTCTCTTATCTGAGAAACTAATATAAGTGCTACTTTACTATCCCATATTATCTTATTAATTTTTCTTAATGCTTTAGATACTATTCTTGCTTCTTCACCTAATGCTTTGGTATCTTCAATTTTCTCTGATTCTAATTGAGCTTTACTAGGTAATACTGAAATTGAATCTACAACTAAACACGCTTGTATTTTCTTACTTTTAGCAAACTCACATGCTATAATTATCTTATCAAAAGCATCTTCCAGATATTTTGAACTCAATATTAAAAGTTTTGAATCATCTAAACCTAAAGTTGTAGCCCAACCTGATAATAAAGAGTTTTCTGTATCTAACATTATGGCAAGCCCACCCTTCTTCTGACAACTTGCAAGAAGATTTGCAGCTAGGATGGACTTGCCTGAACTTTGCCACCCAAATATCTCTGTTAATCTTCCATAAGGAACACCACCACCTAATGACCAATCTAAAGTCATAGAACCGGTACTAAGAAAACCTAATTTATGTTCTGGTAACGGTTTATCCTTTAAAGTACAAGCGTCTTTGCCAAAACTGGCTAATAAATCATTAAATATGTTCTCATTTTTACTCATATACACCTTTCGTACAGATATTTTGCACAGATATTTTGCACAGATATTTTACAACTATTCCCACCATAAAATCGACAATAATCCAAGAGGGAAAAAGCATATAGAAATAACAATAATTATTACTCTTCTTTTTGTCCAACAATCCATAATATTCTCCTTTTAACTAATTAAACTTTCTATTTCCTTAAGAAGATTTTCTTTTGATTTATCATTACTTTCTGTTTCTACAGTTGTTGGTGCTTCAATAGCAAGGGTCTCTGTTTCATCAACAACAGTTTCCATTTTTTTACCATGAATATTATTAACAACATTCTGTAATTCAGTTGGATCTCTAAAAGAAGCAATATCTTTATCCAAATCAAACATAGTATCAAGCCATTTTGCTGCTATAGCTTTATCAGTATGTAATGGTGAAATATTTGCAGCAGGTTTTAAAGTATATTTAGTATCTTCTTTAGTTGTACCAACCCTTTCTATAACCATATCTCTACCTTCAACTATATCTGTTATATCACCATAATCCTCATCATATAAATAACTTAATATATTCTCATATAACAATATACCCGATCTCATTATCTGAACACCTTTATCTTCTTCACCTCTTACTACAATATTGTAATAAACACTTTTAGATGGATATAATGTTGATGCTAATTCTCTATTACCAGTTCTTTTAAGCTCACTAGCAAATTCACAAATAGGACATTCTTTATTAATAACTCTTAAACAATTATACATACTATCATTTGGTGGAACTTTCCAATGCGATCTGCATTCAAAAGCTATATCACCTGCTTCACTCCAAGGTGGCAATATTCTAATTTTAGTTGAACCCTGTGGTATCTTCCACATAGGTAAACCACTTCTTTGAGATTCTTCTTCTAATCTCTGCTTAGACTGTTTTGCCCTTTCTTTATCTACTTTAAAAATCTTTCTTGTTGCCATAATCTTTCCCCCTAATCATTCTATCAAATAAATTAAAAACTACCAATAATAAATTAAAAATGTAGTTACAACAATAGCTGAAATAATCATTTTACCCCCTTTCTTATGAATTATCTGTAACTTCTGAATCTACTTTGCGATTAAATCCTATACTCTTTAGCATATCTTTTTTCATTACAACTGTATCTCTATTACTTTTATAAAGTTCCCATTTACGTACCTTATCTATATATGCTTTTTTGGCTTTAATCACATTTGGACTAATATTAACTACCTCTTTACATTTATTATCTGTACTACCCTCACTTTTTGCATCTAGAAAAACTTGTGAAGAGATTTTTTTTAATTCCTCTTTTGCTGTTAATGAATCTGCATATGCTTCTGATGTCAACCTAGAAAATATATAAAATGACTTAACTACTTTTATATACTCACCTTCTAAATCGTCTGGATTAATATTATATAAATCTTCCACATATTTTTCAAATTCCTTATTTAAATTCATAATCTCATTATACCCTATTTCATAAAAAAAGTCAAGTTTATTTATTAGAATTATTTTTACTTGATATATCGTACTTTTTCTTTAATCTCATTAATGCAACTATTTCTCTTTGTTCTGGTGGTAAATACCAATATATGTAATTAGAACTATTTTCTGGATAACATTTTAATAACTCTTTAACATCTTTAT